TAACCTTGCTGACAAAAGAAAGGCCTTAATAGCCTGCACTCCTTTTGCAACTGTTGTTGAGAGATGCGGTTCTATGTTTTCTAATGGGCGATTTTATGTAACGGATAAAGAGGATAATGAGCATTTGGATGGAGATAATAAATACAATAAGATAAGGACCTTGCTTAAGCAGCCTAACCCAATTCAAAGTGGAAAGCAATTTAATAAGCAGGTTGAAATCACCCTCAAAACTTTTGGCTTTTGCCCTATTTATACATTTAGAGCTTTGAGATCTGAAATACCGGTTTCGATGTGGATTATTCCCCCTGAACTTTTCCACGCTGAAGTAGATGCTAACATATGGAAGAAATCAAGATTAGAGGAAGTTATAAAAAAGGCATGGATTGAATGGGGGAGTGAGAATATCTATATAGAGAGTGATGAATATTTTGTTGTATCTGATGCGAGTGCTAATATTAATGTAACTGAAAAAGAGTTGTCTTATATCCATATAACAGACTCTCTTACTAGGCCGGTTAACAATTGGATTGCTCAAATGATTGCAAGAGGCACATTGATCGTTGATGGTGGTCCAAAAGGCGTATTGTGTAACGATTCCAGCGGTGATATATATGGGGATAACTCTCTTAACCCCGGAGAGGTTGACAGACTTAATGAAAGCTTTAAGCGTAAATATGGTGTAGTTGGAAAGCTTTTTTCAGTTCTTGTCACTACTGCAAATGTAAAATGGGTCCCAATTACAGGTAATTCGGAGGATTTAAAATTATATCAAGAAGATAAAGAGTGTCGTAATGCTATTTGTAATGCATTAGGACTAAATCCTAATGTTTTGATATCTGATAGCACATACGACAATCAGAACGGGGCAAAACGAGATGCCTATCAAGACTTGATCATACCTGATTCTGAGAATTATTGCGAAGCCCTAACAAAGGCTATAGTAGGGGATGATGAGATAATTATAAGATTGGATTATTCTCATATATCCGTGCTCCAGGAAGATAAGAAAAGTGCTGCAAGTGCTTTATCTCTTGCTTCTAATGCGGTTCGTAATTTATACAATGATGGTATCATAACATTGTCCGAATCCCGAAAAGAAGTAGCTAATTATATAGATATAGATCCGGACAATCCTGATGGTGACTTTAAGCAAGAATCTAAATTAATAGAAAACAATATACAAAATGGCACACAAGTTGAAAACTAAAAAAAGAGAATCAATTGGGATGCAGTATAAAGCAACTTCTTTTGAAGTTAAAGATATTACAATCGATTCTGAAAGCCGTCGTATTTCTGGATATGCTGCTATTTTTGGGAACAAGGATAAAGCTGGCGATATCTTAATAAAAGGATGTTTCTCAAAAAGTATACAAGAAAGAGGGCCTCAAAGTAATGCAAATGATAAGATCATCCACCTATGGATGCATAACATGAATGAACCGGTAGGTAAAATTGTTACATTAATTGAGGATGATAAAGGATTATATTTTGAGGCAGATATTGATAAAATTGATTTAGGGGATAGAGAAATTACCCAGCTAGAATCTGGCACAATCAATCAATTTTCTATCGGCTATTCTTACGTTTGGGACAAAGTAGACTATGATTCGGATAAAGATGCCTTTATTGTAAAAGAAGTCGTATTGTATGAAATATCTGCTGTTTCTATAGGTTGTAATGGAGAAACTTATTATACAGGTTTAAAAACTGCGGAAGAAGTAGAAGATAAAGTTATTGAACTACATAGCGAAATTGAAAATAGTTTGCAGGGATTATCCATTAAAAAGAAAACAGAAATATTGGGCTTATTCTCAAAGTTTAAGGCACTTATGTTAGCCAAGCCGGAGGAGGATATGAAAAATAAACTTCGTTCACTTGTGCAAGATCAAGCCGCCGGAAACAAAAAGAAAAGCTTATTTCATAATGTGAAATTTAAATAACAACTAAAAGAAGTAGAAAGATGAGAAAGTATTTAAGAGTACTGTTTCAAAACAGCATGAGAGGAAGAAAAGAAAGATTTAAACTTTCCTGTTCTTTATTTGCAATTATGGCATTGTCACTAATTGCGGTATTTACTCTTGCCGCTAATCCTGTGGCTGGTGGTGTGTTGTTGTCTGGTCTTGGTTTAATGGCTTTTATCGACGAATCTACGCTTGATGATGATCAGAAAAAGTTTTTCAAGGGGCTGGATGACAAACTGGAAGAGTTGAATGTGAAGTTTTTGAAAGACGAGTTAGGAAAACCGGAATATCTCAAGCAGATTAACGATTTGATAAATGAGTTCAAGCAATTGAATGAAAAGAACATGTCGGATAAGATTGATAAGAAAGACTTTGAAAACTTCAAGAAAGAGGTTTGTGAACAGCTTGTTAGAATCAAAGGAGCTATGGATAAAACCCCGTCTGGAGAATTTCGTTTAAAATCAATAGATGAGCAGATCCGGGAACAGGTGAAAGAATATATCACAAAAGATCAAAGCGGAAGAGAAATGGTGGACTTAAAGGCGGCTTGCAAATCTTCTCCTGGCTATAAAAAACAATTTAATCTTGTTGTCAAGGCTAATACGCCTATTACATCAACTGTGACGGCCGCATCCGGTGTGACGCTGAGTCCTGGAGTTGTATTTGATCCTACTATTTCCGCGCCGCCTATGGCTGAAAGCGAAATCAGACAATTCGCTAATGTCGCGACTATCAATGCTCGGACATTGGTATATACAGAGCTTAAGGATTCTACAGGAGATGCCGAATGGGTTCCTGAAGGCGGATTAAAACCGTCAATGACTGCAACAATCAAGGAAGTTGTTGTTAATGCCGGGAAGGTGGCATTGACAGCTACGCTGACGGAAGAAACATTAACTGATCTTCCCCAGTTAGTGGCAGAGGTTCAAGCTGAAATTATTAATAAAATCGGTATTGAGGAGGAAAATGGGATTTTATATGGTTCTGGTGCTGATGGTGAAATAAAAGGTGTTTTCACGGATATCCCCGAATATTCATTAACCAGTATCAAGGTGGACAAACCGAATAACTTTGATGCTATTATTGCAGCTTATACACAAGTTGTTTCGACATCTAAAATGAATTACGCTCCAAATGTTGTTCGCGTTAATCCTATCGACTTGGCAAATATGAAGCTGACAAAGGATGCTAATGGCCAGTATCTTTTCCCGCCTTTTACATTACAGGATGGATCTCTTATTTCGGGTGTCCAGATTCGACCTTCTACATCCATCACGGAGGGCGAATTTGTATTGGGAGATTTTAGGTATTTGAATATCCGTGACTATGTGGGATTATCTATAACGTTCGGTTGGGTCAATGATGATTTCCAGAAGAACCAGGTAACAATGATCGGCGAAAAAAGACTGCTGGCTTATATTAAATCGAATTATAAGACAGCTTTTGTCAAAGGATCTTATGCTACCATCAAAGAAGCGATTGATTCATCTAAAGAAATAGGAGGTTGATATAATGAAAAGAGGAAAAGTAAATAAAAATGATGCCAAGAGTTACAAATTTGAACCTTCAGATGTATATGAGGTTACCTATATCAAGGCTAAACATCATGAAATAGGAGATAAAGATTATGTGTCTCTTCCGGTCGCAATCATGTTCATAAATGAGGGTAAAATAGCCTCCACTCCTGAAATAGAAGAGGCTATTGCAAGATATGGCATGAGCAGTTTGATCAAATCAAAAAATAAAAAACAGTAAATCATGCTTATAGATGAGACATTTTTCACAGGTGAACTCCATATAGAAGGAGTGATTTCGTATACTGGCGTGCCATCAAAGACTAATGAGGTTGCCAATTACGAACTCAAATCCTTGATATCTCAGTACGAACTTGAGTTTTATCGTAAAATATTAGGTTATGATAATGCCAAGAAGTTTGTTGAGTATATCGAAAGTGGGGAAGGCGAGGGAAAATGGGATAATCTAAAAAACATCTTGGTCGAACAGGTAGGTGATCGGAAAGTATCTCCGATTGCCTATTATGTATTCTTCTTCTATCTGAGAAAGAATCAAACGCAGGCTACACCTATTGGTAATGTCGAGGAAAGCTCTTCCAATAAAGTTTCGCCGTGTAATATCAAAATGATAAACGCATGGAATCAGATGGCCTATATGAATAGGTATATATCTGATTATTTATATGATCACAGAGATGATTATAGCGGATATTTTTTTGATGAGCATTTGCTGGAATTTATGAATAAGATGGGAATATGATTAATATCGTAGATATATTCAAGGATATTAGCCGTAATACTTCTGTAAGTGTTGGGATGGAAATAAATTTCCTATTTGGGGAATGGGTACAAATAGCAAGGGAAATGGAGATATTAAGCAAATCCCCGATTACTGAGTCGGGCAAATGGCCACTTCTTGCTCTTTTTACGCCATTTGAAGAATATAAAGACGATCCCAATCTATATTGCAAAGCTAATATTGATCTTATGATAGCGACTCGTACATTATCTGATTATACTAATGATCAAAGACTTGCGATCTCTTACAAAGAGATTTTACATCCTGTTTATGAGCATTTTATTTCAGAATTAATCAAAGACAAAAGATTTGATTTTGGCCCTAAAAATGTCGTATCACATCGGTATGTAGATAATATGAGATATGGAAGTCGAGGTGTTTATGGATCGGACGGTAAAAAGCCTTTTGCTGATTTGTTTGACGGGATAGATATATTGGATTTGGAGATAAAAGTAAAGAAACCTAATTGTAGATAAAAGGAATGAAAAAGTATAGAGATTGCGGAAGCGAAATATTCAATACGGGATCAAGTAAATGCCCGTTTGTTCCGGATTATGTAAAAGTGATCATTCTGACGCCGGAAGATATGGTGATCAGAGATGACGAGCTGGAAGAGAGCTTAGAGGAAATGATTCATGCGAATCGCCCCGGGCGCATTTACCCGATTGGGCCTATAGCTGAATATGCACCAAGTGGAGGAGAAGCTCAAACGTCTAAGCAGGGCTATGGACCTTCTCAGATTACATCTTATTCTGAACTCGTAGAAGTATGGACGCTTGAAAATTACGACGAAGGTCTATTGGCGAATTTAATGAAGCTTAAAAATGAAAGAATGAGAGCTTTGTTTATCGACAAGAATAATGTTGTCTATGGGCAGCATGATACCGATACGACTATTAAGGGCTATTTGATGTCATCTATTTACCCTTCATCTGTACAACGGTTTAAAACAAGTGGAGATAATGCTACAATGGCTGTAAGTCTGGTATATGATGACGTAGAAAAAGCATGGATAGAGACTAAATC